CATCACTGTTCCAATTATGATACAACCAACTGGCCGCTACTAACTTACCAACTTCTAGTGCTGAACCCATAGCGATAATAGGTATCACGGCACCAGCAAATAGTGTTGCTAGACCAATGATTGAATAACCAGCAGCTATAACAGATATAGATATGGCTGATAAAAATGTTAGTATAGTTAAAAACATTATTTGATTTTGTATTCTTCTCTAATTTTGGTTAATATGCTTTTGATTTTTGAAAAGTAGTTTTTATCACTGGCGTAAGCGTCAAGTGTTTCTACTAGAATATATGGATCGTCTATACCATCTTCCTTTAATTGTCTGTACTTCTTATAAGCACTACCATTATTTAGTATAGTTATATAGTTTAAAACACTATCACATTCATGTTCATAAACTTTAACACCCCACTTCTTTGGATTGTTTGATGGTAACATGTGTGGTTCTTTTAGGTCGTATGTTCTAATACCAAATAGGTTTTTACCAACTCTGGCAAATCTACTATTTCCCCAACCACTCTCTAAAGCAGCCTGAGCCAATAATAATTCCAAGTTTACCTCTGGTACATTATCATAAAAATAAACATACTCAACACATTTTTTAACATTTTTTATAAACTGTTGGTTGTTGTCATGTTCAAAGTCTGGTTTTTTAGGAACACTTGCCTCAGCTTGACCAATGACTTGGTTTTTATATTCATAAAATGTGAGTGTAAAAAATACAACAATGGTTGTTACCATCAATGTCTTAATTACAGTTTTAAATGTTTTCATTTAACCCTTGCTATGTATTCGTATGCTTGAATAGGACTCTCATCAATATCTTCATAAGTATATTTTAATTTCTTTTGAAAAAAATCTAATTTGTCCATATACTGAGCCACATTATCGAATATTACTTGTGCTTGTTTTTCTGTATAGTTATTGTGTATATCTTTTACCCAATTACCCTCATAATAAACTTTTTGTGTACCAGCTAAATTACTTGGTTTTGCCAGTTCTCTAATTTGTATGTACGCTTCACCTATTCTAGTCTTCAAATAGGGGTCTAGTTCTTTTACTTGTCTTCTTGTCATCATATCTCTCCATAATTATATATCAAGGCCAATTCTATTTAACTTTGGTCTAAAACTATAGAAAACCTTATTATGATTTCCTGTATCACCTATATTAGCCATTTGATATAGATGGACCATTTCATGTCCTAACGTTTCCACAAAATCTCTCTTATCTCTGTATTCTGGTAACATTTCTAACCAGTATTGTTTTGTACCTTTTCTTTTCCACTCCCAACATACCACTTGTCCCCAAGTATGAGTACATGATTTACTATCTCTGTAAATTTTTTTGATTAAAATTTCGTTAAATGGAGATAATAGATCATTAAATACCGATTTATTAATAATAGTAAAATACTTTTTAATATCTTTATAGGTAGTTTTATACCTTTTACGAATAGACAAATCTCTTTTGAGAATTTTCTTAACTTTCATACTATTATTTTTCTTTACCTTTATCATTACATTCTTTATCCTCTATTTGACTACCTTTTAATAATGAACATTTATATTCACTATCTGCTTTTAATCTCATTTCAGCTAATATGCCATCAAGTATGGCAGGTAAATAAGCTTGTATAATCTGTATTGACTCTAAAGCAAATTGGTGTCCTAGTTTTGACATTTCGTACTCTAATAACTTTTGAGTATTTACATCAATACCATTAACTTTAGATTGTATAACATGGCCAATTACTGCCTTGTTATAGTCATTAGCCATCGCCGAGTTCATAAAACTCGTTAGACCAAACCATAATGTTGCTAGTATAATCGTTAATGTAATCAAGTATTTCTTCATAGTATATTCTCCTTATATTTATTGGTATAGGATACCATAAAAAGACTATAAAGTCAAGCTCTATTTTTCGTTGGGAGGTAAGGGTTTTGGCATGGCCGGAAGAGCTCCGACCATGTGATTCGTTAGAATTATTTGGTATTTCTCATAAAGTCATCATTCCAATCAAAAGTTTCCTTTACTAATTGTTCAGTTAGACCTTTATAAGTCTTATTTAAAGTCTTGTCTTTTACATGTATTAATACTTCAGCTTCTGTCTTATGTAAGCCTTCTAACATCTGTATAAACAAAGTTTCTTTTTTTGTTCTAGTAATTGTATTGTCGCCACCTTCTATGAAAAGGTATAGTTTTCTTGCCTCGTTTCTTAACAAGCCATGTTCCGTACCAACCGGTGACTCATTAGCAATGTAAGGAGGTGTTCCTACTGGTAATACAAATTTGATCTTTGGATCAAATCCTGCTTTTAAGATTTGTCTAATGTAAGGAGTATCATATCTTTTTAATACTTCCATTTTTTTAGGTTTATCTTTAGCGTTGTTAATTTTAGTAAAAATTTCATGTACAGTTTCTCCTTGAGAACCTCTAGTGTTAGCTAAAGATGACATAGCTTTCTTACTAATCATGCTTGGATGTTGTTGTTGTTGTTTTTCTTGTTCGGCCATTATTTACTCCATATATGTTTCAAAAGTCTGATATAACTTCTATCATTGACTTCATTTTATTTTCAATAAAGTATGGTAACAGGAGCGACCTGCTTGGTACTTTATATTCTTTATACTTATTTATAATGTTTTCCTCTATCGTTAATGGTATCTGTGATAGATCAATTAACTTCTTATTTCTATTGAAATTCTTTTTAGTTTCTGAACCTAATGGTATATTTTCTACATCTGACCACTCTTCCAGTTTCTTTTTTGTAATAGGTTTTTGTCTTTCACCAGTTACAAATATATTATCTGGACTTAGTATGTTTGGTACACCATCTGATCTATCGCCTTTAATAATTTGTTCTCTTAAAAATTTTACTGGATCTTCTTGTTCACCGATAAAACCTTTTAAGAAAGGTGACCATTGATATACATTACCATAGTGGTGTAGTTGTATGAAGTCCTTATCACCTGAAACAATCAGGTATAAATCTTCCTTTTGTTCTTTTACTAGTGTTGCTATTATATCATCAGCCTCACAGTTCTCAACATACATCATTACATAAGGAAAGTTTTTAGATATTTCATCTTTAACCTCTGTAATAATCTTAAATATATTATCCCAATCAAATGGACCATCTTGTCTGGCCATTTTTCTACTGTGTTTGTATTGTGGGAAGAAATCTCTACGCCATGGTTTAGCAGCGTCTGAACATAATACCATTTGTCCATACTCTTGTTTGAATTTTGAATTAAAACCTCTTAAAGAATTTAAGACCATGTGTCTTATCATATCTTTATTTGGTTTTACATCACCTTTGCCTCTTACCTGAGCCATTAGGTTTGAAATGAGTATTTGGTTTAAATCTACTAGTATCATTTAGAATATTCCTCTGTAACATCTGTTACTGTTAATTTACCTGTAAAGTTCTTCCAATGGTCTTCCGGGTCACCAAAGTTTTCTTCAATATAGTCGTGGCCATCTTTGTCAAAACCTTCTTCTAATTCTTCTTCGGTAATACCTTTACATTGTGTAAAGTATAAAGAACATTGGTCATCTACTTCACCGTCTTCATAAACACCAGTAGCGCCTGTATCAATATCAAAATCTTCATTATCATCATCAGCAGTTACCCAATTTTCTATAGGTCCGTCTTCTTCTTCGTCTGTATTCAATTTAATTACACACCAACCCCAACGGTACATTTCTTCCATAATAAATGAGATTTTACCATCTTCACTTCTATATAGTGTGTTTTCATATACACTCTTTTTATATTGTGTTTCAATCTTATAATACTTAATCATTATTTAATCTTTCCAAGTAAATCATCAACCGGACTTTTTTCATCTTTTTCAGTTTTTTGTTTTTCTGTTATTATCAAAGCAGTTGCAAAACCTACAACTGTTAATGTTGTACCTATTAAAAATAAACCTAAACCATATCCTATTGTCATAGTAGTATAGGGGCCCGAAGGCCCCCATATAATTACTAGGCGTCAATAGAAGCTACTGTTGCTTTTGTAGGAGCAACTGTGCTAGCATTGTCGTATTTAAAAGGTGTTCCGTATAGGGCTTTGATACCTGC